TTATAACAGCCCTGCTTGCTTTTTGATACCCCTTTCGGTGTATTTGTTAATTTCACCGTGGGGAATGGTTATAGGTCGCTCGCCTGCTTTTTCAAGTTTAACGTGTGACCCTTTACCGCCTTTGGTCTTTGTCCAACCGTTGGCGGTAAGAAGTTTAACCATTTCTTTTTGTGTCATAGGCATAGCGCTATTACCTCCTGACAATATTATTATATCATACGTGTAATACGTATTCAAGTAAAGACTGTTATATTTCTAATCAATAGTTGGTAAATCAAAAACAGCCCCTAAAATCACCTTTAACAGTTTCTAGCTAATTCATAAATATCAAACTAAGTATTAAAGCAGCTAACACATGGTAAATAAAGCATATTAAAAGCACCTAGTTTCCTAGATGCTAGCACAATGACACGGATTCGCACCGTGGCTACCTCTATCAAGGTGTACTCCTTCTATACTATCCCTTGTGCTTTAGAATATTATATCAAACAGTATTAAAATTTATCAAGTAGCATCAACATCAATCGCTTTGATAAATACCTTTTTCCAATTTCTGATATTATTAGCATTTTTAAAAGATTTCTCATACCAATGTGTACCAGTTCCGGGCGTTGTGTATTTTCTTTTAGCCGCTAATAATTCCTCTTTGTTAGCAAAGAAAAATCGTCTTTGTTTTTCAGAAACAAACCCCTTACGTTTCGGTCCGTAATACTGCGCCCTTGCATAAGGTGGGTTATAGACTATAGAATTTCCAACTACGCGCCCAGATGCTCGCAAATTACCACTTTTCTTTGGAATATATTTGTTAGTATCAAGCATCATTTGGTTCATCATTGCTGCCTTTCCTATTTGTAAGGATTGTGAACTAAGCTTTTTCTCTATCCCGCCTAAATCTATCTTAACACTAATAGCTTTTCCCATATTATACCTCCTCTAATTTATTATGATATACCCCCATATCAGGCAGCGGTACAATACTAAAATACAAATCAGAATAAGTTTCAAACCATTTATTGAGCTTGGTGTAAGCAACGCTCTGTGATAAGTATAAAATCCGCTGTGCTGCCCCTATGATATTGATATGATTATACACATAAACTTCTTTTATTGTTTCTAGCATATCCTCTGGGCTAGTCTGTACTCTAATATCTGTTATCTGCTTGATAGTTGCGTATTTTTGATAAGCTAGCATATCTTGATTTTTAGCAGCATCAAACATTTTACGCTCAAGGACACTATACTTAGGTTGTTCTTTATCTCGCATGAAATACCACTTGAGCCATAAAATCTTCTCTCGATGTATTACAGAAATACGCTCAATTTTTTTCTTGGTCATTGATACCTCCTAAATTTTCAATCTAACAACTCTAACCATTCACTTTTAGAAATTAATGTATAGGGCTTGTTCGGCGTATGATACAAAGGTTCTAAGCCTTTGTTCACTCTAATATAATCCATCATATCCTCATGAGTGGGAAAGTATAGTATTTCCGTTTCATCCTCACTTAACATACGGTTAGCATCATCATCAATAACAACTGGCACTTCCCACTCATGCCATTTTTTAAGGTTTTCTAAAAGTTCATTATCACTAAATAGCTCGCCATCAATTTGGAAAAATTCTCCTAGGTCATTGTTTCCCTCAACAATAATAAACTCTGGCATATTTCTATTACTTAATAACTCCTTGAGTTCTCGTAACTCTTTAATTTCCTTTAGATACTTCCTCAATTTCTAACCTCAATTCTTCAATCTGCCTTACAACTCCAAAAATTTCATGGGTCTTATATGATTGTTCAAGTATAGCCTTTGCGGCTTGAGTTCTGATGAATGGATTAACTTTGCTATCCATCATAATATCATTGAGTACAGAAACAGCATTAGACGATGCTAGGTATAGCATTTGAGTTGTTTTATCCATCATCTCATCTTGCTTTATCCTCAATGTCTTTCTAACAGCTGCAATATTCAGATACTTATGCCCTGTTGCCCTAGCTATCCCTGCTTTTTCGCATGCTTTTTCTATCGTTGGTTCGGTAAGCATGGCATCTATAAACTTCACTTGTTTAGTTGTAAGGCTATCATTTTCATTTCCTGCCATCTATTACCTCCTCATTATCAAAATAAAGGGTTGCCCCTTTATTCCCCTATGCTAGATAGTTCTGCAATTCTGCATCCATTGCCTCTAAACTGCCCTCAACAATCGTTTCATGCTGCACTAAATCAATCTTATCTCCATTGATAAGTAAACCACCATGGAAATAATTAATTTTTCTATCAAGGAAATGTACTATCTTTTCAAGACGTTGTTTCTGGTTGAATTGCTCCATGTCAATTTCAATATAAGCAAGGGTAGTGTCATTATCCATAATATCTTCTAATTTTCTAAGAGCTAGAGGTTTATTTTTATATTTTTCTAGGTATTCTCTCATTTCTGCCACTGTTAATTTGATACTAGATAATAAACTTAGTTCAGCTGCATCATCTGCTGTAATAGGCTCTTCTTTTGATTTATGGTTTGCTAGTTCAGCATTTTTCTCTTTTTCTAGTTGCTGATACAATAGCTGAGCAGTATTTTGGGAATAGTTTTCACCCTCTTTTTTATATTTCAAAAGTTCTTGCTCTGCATACACTTTCCCGATCAATTGTTTTTGTAACTTATCTTGAAAATCCTCCTGCATAGCGATATAACCACGCATATATTCTAATTTTTTCTTTCCAAATACCTTGATGTCATTCTTAATTGTTGTTAGTGTCATGTTATCCTCCTTATGACAAATAAAAGAACCCAACACAATAACAAAGCTATAAGCCTTGAATTTGCGTTGGGTTCTTCCTCTAGCATTATTATTAAATTAAACCGTTAACATGTTTAGTCGTTTTATACGGTACTCCATCCCTAAAATGGATTTCTACGCTACCGTGACTTACATTGTCAACTTTCTTAATTATACCATCTTTTTCTAAAATTATCCAGCCTTGACTTAATAAGTCTGATACTGATTCCACTGGTTGAATATCTCTAAAATTCATGTTTTTGCTCCTTTATTTGAATTTATTATAATCTGATAATAGGTAGATGCTTGATACTACTGACTTTTCAACAAATACCAAGCCAATTTACTTCCCTTTTTGTTACCCTGTTTGTAAGAATTCGATAGTTTTTCAATTAGTTTTTTTATACCAAGTCCCCTATGCTTAATATTTTGTTTGGCGATGGAAAGCATAGGGGTTTAGGTAGGGTTCTTTTAGTTGTTTTCAAATTGATTAGTTTGCCACGCTTGGTTTATATGGTCGTGGAAAGCATGGCAATTTCTTATAAATTGGGGCAATCTCTCACCCCATGAAAAGTGTCTATTTTTGTTTAAGTTTGTAAGTTAATTATCTTAGCTCAACTACTTTTTAGATAAAGAGTAAGGATGTCAAGCACCCATTTGAGCGCGGTTTCCTCTCTTTTTTTATAGCAACACAATATCAAAATGGCATTTTGCGTTTGTCCTCTGCCTCTTGTGGATAGACAAAGACGTTTTTACCCACTCCGTCCATAATGCGACTAACAAGAGCAGGATCGTATGTTTGTTTTAACTGTGCACCTGTTAGGTTAGTGTTGATAATTGTCTTGTCTCGCATATCGAATAGCTCGTATAAAAACTCTTGTTTCCAGTTGCTCGCCTCGTTCCCATGATTGCCAAAAGTGGACTCTTTCCCTAAGTCATCTAGGAACAGAAAATCAACCTTTTCGGCTAGTTGCATCATATCTCCACGAGTAACCCCATCTTTTTTATTAAAACCCTGTTGAATGGTCTGAAACATTCGATTGACTGGCAAAAACAAGATACTTTTAGGTTCTTTGCAGGCTTTCCAATCCTCATTGAGTTTTCTAGCAATGGCTAGAGTTAAATGACTTTTGCCAACTCCTGGCGACCCTTGTATGATTGCGTTGCCTGTACCTGTTTTCTTGAAATAGTATTCATTGAGGAATAAACCAAACTCCTTAGCCTGCATATCTGTCTCATTGCTGATAGAAAAGGTCTTATAGCTGGCTGTTGCCAACTTGGGAGGAATAATACTCTTAGTTTCTAGCACATCATAGGTTTTGGATAAAGTGGCGTTGATTACTGCTATACCGCTCAATTTCTCGTCATCTTTGTCTATCTTTTCTTGAATACATACAGGGCAAATGTCTATCCTGTAAGGCTCGGGATAGTCAGTTGCCTTTACTTTTTTTATTGACTGCCACCGATACGCTTGGTGCTTGGCGCATAGGTTGTCTGTTATTTCGTAATTAGTTCGCATTTGCATAAGCACCTCCTAAAAGCCCAGTTCTTCATCTCTGCCTAGCTCTTGGAAAGGTACAGCATTTACTTTTGACTTTCCTCTGTACTTTTCCTCGTGCTGCTTAACTTGCTCTACAGTTCTCAGCCCCTGTCCTTGCCAATTTGCAAGAATTGTCCTAGTATATCTGATTGACTTACCTGCGTTCAAAATCGTTACTTCAAGAGCGTACAATAGCAATGATTGGCCGTGAATTTTTAACAATTCCTCTACCTCTGCTATCATTGTCCCATTAACCGACATTTCACCAAAAGCCCCTTTGAGTTTTTCAAATATTGGATTTTTGATTTCCTGGTCCTCGTCTTTTTGACTTGACCTAGATTGACTTAAATTATATTGACTTGACTTAGATTGACTTATATTGGGTAAACCATCGGTTGCCGTTTGGTTGCCATGTGGTAAACCGTCATTTTTTTCTGAGATTTTATCCAATAAATGATTATAAATACTAGGGTGGTACCTATCTTTCCTTACAGTATTTTGCTCATGAAAATCTGTAATAAAATAAACCATCTCATGATTTAAAGGAGTGACAAAACTCTTGGCATGTAATAATTTCAAACCATCCTCACTTGCTCCAATCATTCTGACAACGGGAAAAGCCTCAACAATACCATCATCATCGCTATTTTGGATTAGATGAAAATATAACGCTTGTGCCTCTAATGGCATCTGTAAAAAACGCTGTGTTTGTGTCACGGTCTTACTTATCATTCTACGATTCCCCATTGTATTTCCTTTCTGTTGTGATTGTTTTTTCTAAAAATTCAATATGTCTAAATATATTATCTAATTCTTGCTCTAATTCATGATTACTAATCAACACTTGCCCTAAACGCTCATTACCATCACGGATAAGCTCTAAGATATTAAATTTTGCAGCAATTGCCTTATCATGACTTTCAAGAAACTCTAATAATTTCATATTCTTTACCTCCAGATTGTTCTATTACTTGATTTTGTCACACGCTCAATCAATTCATCACGCGCGTGCTTATCCACTTTGTCACTGATAAAAATAATATCCAAACTAGGTGAATAATGCGCCTTACCTCTCCACGCATCACCATCAATAATAAATACTTTCAAAATATACCTCCTAGCGTACTGTGAGAAAATTAATCACATCAGAAACCTTGAAATATAGTTTTTTGCTACTTTCAAAGGGTGATTGATATGAGACTAGCCCAATATCCATCCAGTTTTTCAAAGTTGTGCCAGAAATATCGAGGTCATCTTTGAGTTCCTTGGCTGTGATTAAACCTGTTTTCTTTTGTAACTTCTTCTCTAGCTCTAGCTTTTGCTGTGCTAGCTTATCAACTCTATCTAATAAGCCTTGTTCAAATTCAACCGAAAATGTCGCCATATTCCCCCTCCTAGTTAAATTTCTTACCAGCAAGCCATACATAAGCACCATAGCGCTCTTGTACGTGGTCTGTGGTGTTTTCCTCCACCTTATCAGTTTGTGGGCTAATTTCAAGCTCTATATGGCTCTCATAACGCCATAATAAGATTAGAATAACCAAACATACGATAATCAAGATAATACTTTGTGTTGGTGTTAGATCTAATTCATTTTGCATGTCTTACCTAGCTTGATAGTTGTCAATATAGTTTTGTTGCTGGTCAGAGGTCATAGATAAATAAACACTAACTTCTTCGTGTGTCACTTTTTTATCTACAAAATCCTTGATAAATTGAAATAGATTAGGAGTATTTTCTTTTACCTCTGCTAGAAGTTCATCAAATTCTTGTTGTGTCATGTCGTTTAAATTCATTGCCATACTCCTTGAAAAATTTATCTGATAATTCTGTGTGTTCTGAAACAAGATGCTTTAGCCCATTGGTTGCTACTGTTACAAGGGATATTGCTTTATCTGGGTTAATATCACTAATAGCTATCTCTAAAGTACTGATAACATTTTCTAACTCAGTACATAGCAATTCATAGTTACTTAAAATCTTATCGTTCATGCTGTCTAATAACCTCCAATTCTTTATCATCATCACAATTTATCAATTTACAAGCGATTAAATCTAAATCTTGATATAGCTGTTCTGTCATTTCAAAAATAACGCTGAATGCTTGTTTTGTTTGATGATGTAAAATAGTGCTATCTGCTCCAGCATTATCAGCAAGTAATAAAGCATTGCCTAGCTGTTGGATAATTTCAATACGCGGAAGCAACTTAGCGATTTGGCTGCCCTGCTGTTTAATGTTTCGTGTGCTTAATGCCATTTTTGATTTTCTCCTTTGTTTTTGGTAAAATTAAAGTAAATATGTTTTATAAGGGCGATTGTTTTCACTCTTACTAAATACCTAACAAAACCACGCGCCTTGCCTTTGCTTGAGTTTTGTTATTTTCCTTAGCCGTGTACGTTGGTTTGGTCGCCTGTACATGGCTTTTTTGTTTGACTTAAATTTCTTCTACTAGCCAAGTCATCACGCTTTCATAGATGCGCTTAGGCGCATCATAGTTACCGTTCTCTACTTTGGTCAATGTATTAGATTGAATACCTATCTGTTCAGATGCAGCTTTTTTAGTTAGTTGCAATCTAGCACGTTTGATTCGTACCTTTTCAGCAAGTGATAAAGTAATCAGCATTTGTTTCACCTCCCATTTCTCTCCATTTTTGGAGAATTTTTACTTTACGAGGTAATTTTATCTCCTTTTTTGGCGTTTGTCAAGAAAAAATTATCTTTTTTTCTCCATTTATGGCATTTTATGTTATAATCATGATTAGAAAGTAGGTATTTTATGAATAGGTTAAAAGAACTAAGAAAAGAGAAAAATTTAACACAAAAGGAGCTTGCTAAAGAAACTGGGATACCTTATAGAACTATACAACGATGGGAAAAAGGAGAAACAGATATAAAATCTGATGCCGCTCAAGAACTTTCTGATTATTTTGGTGTCCATATTCCGTTTTTACTGGGTTACTCCACTATAAGAACAGCGGAAGAAGAAATATCTATGATGATTGATGATTTTAATAATGATTTCATTGAGTTCCTAAAACATCATGATTTATATTTGTCAGATGATCAAATTCCTTTAATCATCAATACAATCTATTCCATGTCAAATATCAATGATAGATACCTCATGAATTATATAAAACATAAAGATTTCGAAGGCTTAGAGATTGCTAAAAATATGGAATTCAACAAACTTTTTGAATATAGCTCATTTTGGGATATGCAATACAATGGATTAAAGGTGTCTAGTAAGTTTCCTAAAAAACCAGATAAAGTATATAGCATTTCTGAATTTCAAGACTTACTCAAAAATTCAGAGAGTGAAGATTAACCACTATCAAACTACATGTATAAATACCTAACAAAACCACGCGCCTTGCCTGCTGATGGAAAGAAAGGTACAAATACATGAAAATCAAAGATAAAATCAAAAAGAACGGTCAAAAAGTTTACTATGCTAGCGTTTATCTAGGCGTTGACCAACTAACGGGCAAGAAAGCCCGTACAACTGTTACAGCAACCACCCAAAAGGGGGTTAGGGTAAAAGCGCGTGATGCTATCAATGCTTTTGCTGCTAATGGCTATACAGTTAAAGACAAGCCGACAATTACAACGTACAAGGAGCTTGTAAAAGTTTGGTGGGATAGTTACAAGAATACAGTTAAGCCAAATACTCGCCAATCAATGGATGGGTTGGTTAGAGTGCATCTACTGCCTGTATTTGGCGATTACAAGCTATCTAAACTCACTACGCCTATTATCCAACAACAAGTAAACAAATGGGCTGACAAGGCTAATACAGGGCAAAAAGGGGCGTTTGCTAACTACTCCTTACTCCATAACATGAATAAGCGTATTTTGAAATACGGTGTATCTCTACAAGTGATAACATATAACCCAGCTAATGATGTTATAGTGCCACGTAAGCAACAAAAAGAAAAAGCTACTGTAAAATACCTGGACAACAAAGAACTAAAACAATTTCTTGATTATCTCGATACCTTAGACCAATCAAACTATGAAAACTTGTTTGATGTTGTCTTATATAAGACTTTGTTAGCTACTGGTTGCCGTATCGGTGAGGCTCTAGCTCTTGAATGGTCTGATATTGATCTAGACAATGGTATTATCCGCATTAACAAGACACTCAACAGATTCCAAGAGATAAACTCGCCTAAATCAAACGCTGGTTATCGTGATATACCAATAGACAATGCTACGTTACTTATGCTCAAACAATACAAAAATCGTCAACAAGTGCAATCATGGCAACTAGGGCGGTCTGAAACGGTTGTATTCTCTGTATTTACAGAAAAATATGCCTATGCTTGTAATTTGAGAAAGCGCCTAGAAAAGCATTTTAAGGCTGCTGGCGTGACTAATGTATCATTTCATGGTTTCCGTCACACACATACTACTATGATGCTCTACGCTCAAGCTAGCCCCAAAGATGTACAATACAGACTAGGGCACTCTAACTTAATGATGACTGAAAATGTTTATTGGCACACTAACCAAGAAAATGCAAAAAAAGCTGTCTCAAATTATGAAACAGCAATCAATAGTTTATAA